GTTTATTAGATGCGCTAGGCATGAGTGCTGGAACATTCTACGCACCTAAGATGACTATTGCTCCACATACAAGCGTACCTGCTTATAAGTCTACTGATACAAACCCTCGTCCTACAGGTTCTTTATGGATTAAAACTACAGAACCTAATTCAGGGGCACGTTGGAGAGTAAAGCAGTTTAACGGTTCAACAGAATTATTTGACGAACTATCAGCACCTATCTATGACAACGGTCATGCTGCTATTTACGGTTTAGATAGAGCAGGCGGTGGAACAGGTATTCCTGTAGGTGGCTTATTTGTTAAGTCAAATGTATCAGAAGCAACAGATCCTTCACTTGCTGATTTTAGAATCTTTAGAAGAAAATCTACAGGAGCTACTGAAATACAAAGTGGCAAAATTGGATCAACTTCAGGTTTAACAGCAAGTTCAGGCGCAAAAACACTTATTATCAAAGAATCAGATAATAACAGATTAACATTAAAACCAGCGGTAACAGTAGGATTTACACTTAACGGAAATGCTGCTGATGCTGATGTGATAGCAGGTGCTATTAACGGAGCAGGATTCGAGCACATAGAGGCTTCTGTAGATACTTCAAATATATTAACAATTAAGCACCTACTAGGTGGTGAAATTAGAATTGATGATGTATCAAGTCTTTTTGGCGAGATAGGTTTTTCAGCATATAATGTGTCCAATGGAACTGGTACAGCAAACTTATACACTGCTCCAGCAGATGGCAGCGGAGATGACTTTGTAGCTTCCAACTGGATTCAATTAACATACACAGCAAGCGGGAGTGCTCCTACTGCTTTAGCAGCAGACGGAAGATTATGGTATAATTCAATTGTTGATGAAATTGATATTATGGTCCATAACGGCACAACTTGGGTTGGTTACTTGGACAGCACAAGTCCTTATTACGCAGCATCAGATGCTGATAAAACTGATCCATTAGGTCCTATTGTATCTGCTTCAGAGCCAACTGTACAATCAGATGGCACTGCTTTGAAGAATGGAGACATTTGGGTGTCAACTGCTGATTTAGAGAATTATCCTTTAGTTTATAGATACAATGGTTCTACACTATTGTGGGATTTATTAGATAAATCAGATCAATCAACAGAAGATGGTATTTTGTTTGCTGATGCTAGATGGGGTTCAGCAGGTGCTAATTCTGCTGCTGCTGATATTGATGCTTTACTTGTAAGCAACTATTTAGATCCAGACGCTCCAGATCCAGCATTGTATCCAAAAGGAATGCTATTATGGAATACACGTAGAAGCGGATTTAATGTTAAGAAGTTTGTACGTAACTACATTGACTTAACTGGCGATAACGAAAGATTTAACAACGGTGAATCAATGAGCGGCTACTATCCTCACAGATGGATAACAGAATCTGGTAACCAAGAAGATGGTTCAGGAAGCTTCGGTCGTATAGCACAACGTAAAGTAGTTGTACAACAATTACAAGCAACAATGAACTCTAACGATGCTATTAGAGATGACGAATCACGCATCTTTAACTTGTTAGCAACACCTGGTTATCCTGAGCTAATTGGCGAAATGATTACATTAAACTATGATAGAGCTCTTAGTGCGTTTATTGTTGGTGATTCACCAGCTAGACTTACACCAGATGCTACTTCTATGAATGACTGGGGTAACAACGTTAACCTAGCAGTAGAAGATAACGATAGAGGTCTTGTATCAAGCGATGAATACCTTGGTGTGTTTTATCCATGGGGCTTTACAAGTGACAATGCTGGAAACAACGTAGTTGTTCCACCAAGTCATATGATGTTAAGAACTATTGCTTTAAGCGATCAAGTTTCTTATCCATGGTTTGCTCCAGCAGGTACTAGAAGAGGCGGCGTTACTAATGCTACATCAGTTGGTTACATTGACTCAGAAGGCGAATTTAATCCTGTAGCACTTAACGAAGGACAGCGTGATACATTACAAGGTGTTAATGTTAACCCATTAACATTTATAACAGGCGCTGGATTAGTTAACTTTGGTCAGAAAACTCGTGCTAGAGGCGCAAGTGCTTTAGACAGAATTAATGTTGCTAGACTTGTAGTTTATCTAAGAAGTCAGCTACAAAGACTTGCTAAGCCTTATATTTTCGAACCAAACGATAAGCCAACACGTGACCAGTTGAAACAAGCAGCAGAAAGTTTGTTACTTGAACTAGTTG